CCATCGGAATAGTCGAACCGCTCGTAGTCCCCGCCCGGATAGAACGGGCGCACCACCTTATCAGGGTCGATACCGTATTCCCGGCAAGCCCAGTCTTTTATCACCCCATACACTGCGGGGGGGGGTGTAGCAGTCATCCGTGGTCTTCTTCGGCTTGAATTTCTCCACGAATGCACCGTAATCGTCAATCGTCTGTTGTCTGATACCCATTTTGAAAGTCCTAAAAGCAAAGCCCCTCCTCCATGATGGAGAAGGGGCAAATTTAAAAACAGGGTGTAAAAAATTCCACGGACACTACAGTGCCGCAAATTTTTCCACACCTGATGTTGAGTTTCCGGCGCGAGTTTGATTTTCAAACCCGAAAATTAATTGCGGCGGAGTGGATTGTAGGCCACGCCCAAGCCGGAAGCGATGAAGCCAGCCACGGTGCTGATGTATCCGCCGATCGCGGCGTCACCGAAGGTCATGAAGCCAAGACCCACACACGAGGCGATGAGACCGGCAACGTAGACCACGGTGCGCACGCCCTTGGAAAAGACGGGCGTGTAAGCGTTCGGCTGCTGGTTGTCCTGACCGTCCTCGCACTCGTTGGTGAGATTGTTGACGGTGGTCTCCAAGGTCGTCGGCGCTGCATGTTGAGCCATATTAAACCCCCTTAGAATCGGTTTTGATTGAGTGCCGTCTGCAATGCGCGTGCGGTCGCGGGGCCGAAGCTCGCGTCCTGCGCCAGACCGTAATGCGCTTGGATGGCGCGAATGGTGGCCGGTCCGAGCAGACCATCAGTGCCACAGCCCAGGCGACGCTGCACGGCACGGATCAGGTCACTGCCGCCAGCACCGTAGCGGACCACGCTCGAATCGATGGCGGGACGCGCGTAGGTCCTGCCGTCAGGCACCTGCTGGCCGCTGATGATGCCATCCACCGCAGTGCCCATGACCTGCTGCCAGCGGCGTACCGTGGCGGGGCCGACGTTGCCGTCCACTGCGATGGCACCGGAATTTGCGGCTGGAGCGGAAGACTGGGCGCCCTGGTATCGCAGATAGCAATTCCACGGGTAGCTGTAGTAGCCCCTGATATTGGTTTCGCGGCCCGTCTGGTCACCCGCCCTGCCATACGCGGTGCCACGCTCCGAGATGCTTGCCTGTGCGAGCTTGCCGCCGCCAAGGTAGACGGCCACGTGGTGCACGTCGTTGAGCAGGATGTCGCCCGGCTGCGGACTGCCATTCGCGGGCAGGCGAGTCCAACCGCGACGGGTCAGATTGTCGGACAAGTTGCCGGTGTAGGTGGCCGAGCCGGTGTCGAAGCCCGCCTCCTTGAGACAGTGGATCACCAGACTGGAGCAGTCGCAATTACCCGCCGAAGCGTTGAAGTTCCAACGGTCGCTCTGGCTGTAGCCGAGATTGGCGACGGCGCACCAGTAACGCATGCGGTTAATCAAAGCGCTTACGCTTGCCATATCAGTCCTCCAATCCTTCGACGGCCTTGGCAGCATCCGTTTCGGACACGACCGGGATGTCAGTGGGCGGCATCGAATCGCCCTGCGGTGTCATTTCCGGCGTCATGGTCACTTCGTCCATGACGGCCTCCTTCCCGCCCCTCACGGGGCAATAGAAAAGGCCACCTCCGAAGAGATGGCCTTGCGGTTGTGAAAATCGGTGTCAGCGCATGTGCGCGCCATGATTAAACACGATGATGAGCGCGAGGAGCAGCAGGTAGGTGCCGCCCGCAATCATGAGACGCATCATTGCCTGTCCTCCAAGTATTTTTCGGCGGCTGAGATGATCCAGCATTGCGCGTCCAATTTCTCAAGCTTCGCCAGCTCGTATCGGACGGCCTCACTGTGGTCGTGGCTTTGGTCGCCGTAAATCAGGGAAATCAGCGTGTTTTTTATGATGTCGCGGCAGAGTTCGTCCAGCCGCCCGTCAACCCGTTCGGTGCGCTCCCCGAGCATCCGGGTTTTGGCGAAATGCTGGGAAAGCACGCTGTTATACGGCAAACGCTCGGGATTGACGTGCGCGTAAAGCCCAGTAGCCAATGATTCGAGCGCCCCCGGCCAAATCTTGAGGCACAAGGTGATGACCGCGCACGCGCCGCCCACACCACCAAAACCCGCTAGAAACGTTTGAAACACATCACATCTCCTTGAAATCGTTTAATCTTTTGGCATGGTGTCGCCATCGAAATAATTGCCCGGCAATCCCAACGAGACGAGCTGCTGCCACTGGTCTTGAGGCACGCACAAGCCCTTGTTCAGATTGACCGTGCAACCGTTCAGCCCAACGAGAATGCCGTGAGTAGTGCTGGCGGCGGTGAAGACGTAATCCACGCGACCATTCGAACTGACCAGCCCACTATCATTGCCATTGGTGGTGAGACGCAAGCGCGGATTGTCGCCACTCGTGGACAGCATGTAACAGACGACGCTCACATGGTATTTCACGCCCGCCGTCAACCCCGTGAAGGTGATGTCCGATGGTGTCGTGTTCGTCGTCTTGACGCTCACACCGTCTTTCGGCATGGCGCAGTGATTAACGATGAGACTCATGCCACCACCCCCAAAAGGGTTAGGCGCGTGGCATCGTATCCCCGTCGAAAAAGTAAAGGCCGTCGAGCAAGGCCTTGTTCGCCTGGTATTCGCCCAGCTCGCACATGACCATGTTCCACACCTTGACGGTCGGACTGCCGGACACGACCTTGTATCTCAGGCTCATCGGATTCGCGGTCGTGGACGTGAAGGACCATCCGATGCGGTGGCTCTTGCTGAAGGTGCCCGGACAGTTGTCTATCGTGACGGAGCCGCCCGACACGTCCAGCCAGACCGTGCACCAGTATGTGGTACCCGGAGTCTTCCCGACGGTCGTAATCGGCGTGTACTCGCCCGGTTGCAGCGTGACGTGGGCTCTTGGACTGCTTATCAGGTTCGTGACCATCATCGGACATCACCCGCCCGACGAAGCTCACTCCCTTGGCATCGTGTCCCCGGTGAAGAAGCCCGGAAGCCCCCCCCTCACGGCTTTATCGTGAGTGTCGGCGCGTTCGACAAGCAAGTCACCAAAATTCACGGTCGTGCCCGATACCGGGTAGGCCTCGAACCTGATTTTGCCGGTTTTGCTGGTGACGCGCGTAACCATGGTGCTCGCGTTGGATTTCGGCTTGACGTGGGCCAGGGGCGTCACCTTGTCCGCATCGTCCACGTCCATGATGACTATCGGGGTCGATTGTTTCGTGATGTCGGTGTACACGAACATGGAGACGACGAGCGGCGTGTTCGCCGGCACGTCCACGTTGAAGCCGTAGCCGCCGTTGCTCCCTGACACTACCAGCTGGTGGTTGGTTTTGTTGACACTCGCTGTGACGCCGCCCCACTTACTGATGCCGGTCAGCGGGCCGGTGAAATTCGGATTGGTGAACCAGTTAATCCTCTGCATCAGTGTCTCCCTTCACGCTTTCGAGCACGTCGGCGGGAATCAGTTTCATGGCCGCGTTGAGCTGACTGGTCAAGATTGCTATCTGTTTGGTGAGAGTGCCGACCTGCTGTGAGAGAGTGTCGATGACCTCGTTCGCGTCGGCTGGAATCTGAGCCAAAATAAGTCTCCTTTTAATGCGAAACCCCCACAATCCGATTGGATTGCAGGGGTTGAAAAAATTGGAATGCTGGATTAGTCGGCGGCGGTCATCGTGTCGATACGAGTAACCGCCTTCAATTCGTCCAAGGTGAGGGTGCGTCCGAGATTCGTCTTCACGTCCGTGAGGGTTACGCTGGTGCCGGAATCATCGAAGGTCGCGAGCACGCCACGCTGGTAATCACGCCACGATTCGGTAGTGCCGTCCGAACTGGAAAACTCCAATCCCAATCGGCACAATTCCGCGCGCACCGACTCCTTCGGTGGCCGCAAGTCAAGCACGCCGGACGGCTCTGCTGGCGTCACTGTAGTCGCGGTATCAGTAGTGGTTTCAGTGGTCTCATCGGCCATAATCAATCTCCTTAATTCTGTTGGTTTTGTCTTGGCATGAGTGATTCATAGAACCGTTCCTCGCACTCATCCAGTGCGGTCTGGCTGGACTCGTCCGATAGGAAAGCGTCAAGGCCCTCGATGTCCTTGGTGACGCTGATATCAATGCCACTCGACGGCTCGGAATCAACATCATCAGCGGCCAGTGTGGCAATGAGATTCGCGTCCGTCTCATTCGACATGGTGGGCAGACTCATGCCCTCACGCGCCTTATTGCGCGCGGCGGTCAGCGGGTCATTCAACACTTCCCCATCAGCCGCAAGCATGCTCACGCCGGTGGCGGAATCATTCAGCGCGCTTTCCAAGGCCTCGTAAGCCCCCGTCCACACGCCCCTGCCAGTGGCGCGGTCGTACAGGCTCGTATCCTCCCTGCCCTGCATGATCGCCGCGATCGCCTCCCGAATCGAAGCAAAGCCGAGCAGCGCCTTCCACGAGACGAGCACATCGGGCGTGAAAACGAAACTGTCCGACCCGTTCACCGGCGGATCGCAGCGGATGATGCACAAGCCGTTCTCATCCTGTTCGAAAGTCGATGACAATATGTCCTCCAATCACTTGACCAAATAAGCCAGGAATTCCGCGTAAACATCCACCGGGCAAGGCTGGTCGGCGTTGTAAAGCTTCAATGTGAAGCCGCTCTGACCGCCCGTATTGGCCGGGTGCGCGATGATGCCCGCCCAATTGCTGTCCGCGTTAGCGACAACGTAATAGTGGCCGTATTTTGTGGGGCTGAACGTGCAATTGACTTGCACGGAAGCGCCGGTCGCAATCTTCGAGCCGGGATTCGGATACCACGCCTTCCACGCAGCCTGGGCATGGAACGTAAAACGGTTCGTGATGCCGCCAAGATAGCCGCCGAGATACACGTATCCGGTGCCGATGTTCGCGCCGACTCCGACCTCGCCGTTCGCGTCTTGCGCTTCGAGCCAGCACTCCGAACCGTTCGCGCTATCGCCGGCCAGAGTGAGGAAAGCGCTGCTTTTCTTGCTCTCGTCCGGCTCGTCGTAATCCGTGTTCGCCACGGCATGCACTCTGGATGTGACGCCGCCGCTGCCGGTACCGCCTTTCTTGCGCGGCTTCGATCTGAGAGACAGGAACGCGGCGGGGTCGTTCTTGCTCACGTGTCCGCTCCACAAGTCCAGTCCGCCCATCGCGCCGACCTGATTCGACTGGATGACAGAAGCAATGGCCGGATGCGAAAAGTAGGCGGTGGACCCGTTGTAGGCCGGGAATTCGATGCCATCACCGGTGAAAGTCTCAGATCCGCCGATGATGTAGGTCTGATAATCCGGACTGATACGCACCCTGTGCCCGCTCGTGCGGGTCTGGAACGTGCCGGCCAGCGCATTGCTCTTCCCCTCGCCGTCCAGGTAGACGGTGCGGTTGTGATTGCTGTCCCACATCTGCAAGGCCGTGCTATTGAGCTTCATGCCCGTGTTCGCCGCATCGCTGGACTGGAATATCGCGCCGGTGAACACATAGCCCTTGAATTGGCCCGCCGCCACCTTGTCGGACGTGATGGTGCCAGCCGCGATCTTGACGGCCGTCACACTGTTTGCCGCGAGCTTGTCGGCGGTGATGGCACCAGTCACAATCTTGGACGCATTGACCGAATTAGCAGCCAATTTGTCGGCATTCACGACACCAGCCGCCAAGGCAGCAGTGGTCACGGCATTAGCCGCAATCTCTCCGGCCTGAATCTTGTGGACGTTGAGCAAGGCCACGGTCATGTCCTCGGTGACCTTGAGCTTCGCCGTGGTCACCGCGTTCGCGGCCAGCTTGTCGGCTGTGATGGCCAGTGCGACGATGTTCCGCGCCTGCACCGAGTCGGCCGCCAGCTTCGCGGCTGTTACCGCGTCAGCCACCAGCTTTTCAGTCGTGACCGAATTAGCCGCCAGCTTGTCCGCCGTGATCGCGTTAGCCTTGACCTTCTCGGCGGTCACGGAGTCGGCGGCGAGATGCTTCGCAGCCACCGTCCCAGCAGCCAAAATGTTGTTCGCCACAAGGTCGAATGGCTCGAAGCGCGTGCCATCCCAAGTGAGGACTTCCACCACGCGATCAGCGAGCGGGACAAGCACGGAGGGGCTGTTGTTGGGGGTTCCCTGCCAGTAGGTGTAGAAGTCGGCAAGCATTGATGGGCTTGCGTTCTTCTCGCCCTTCCAGCGAGTCCAATACTTCTGGGTCCTCCACCACATGTCCCCCGGCTTCAAACCGTCATGATTCGGCTCGTCGGGGCCACGGTAGATGAGATTCTTGCCGTCCGCAGTGGTCTGCGCCTTCTTCGCGGCGGCCTGAGCCTGATTGGCCTGAGACTGCGCGTTAGCGGCGGCGGTCTGAGCCTTGTCCGCCGTATCCTGCGCGGTCTTCGCAGCCGTATTGGCCTTGACAGCAGCATTCGCCGCATCGGTAGCGGCCTTATCGGTCACAGCCACCCAAGCACTGCCATTCCAACGCTTCGGCGTGTTCGCACCATTCGTGGTGTCAATCCACAAGGTCGAAGATTTCCGCATCGAAGCGTCCGGCGCCGTGCCCTGTATCAACACGTCGGCCTTGCCGTTCGCCACACCAGCGGCAGCAGCGGCAGCCGTGTTCGCCTTCTGCGCGGCTGCGGCGGCATCGGTGGCGGATTGTGCCGCACTGTCAGCCGTGGCCTTGGCTTGTGTCGCCACACTGGACGCATTCGCGGCGACGGTCTTCGCATTGGCCGCATCGGTCTTAGCGGTGGAAGCGTCCGACTTGGCCGAAGCCGCGTCGGACTTGGCGGACTTGGCGGACTCATTGGCGGTGTTAGCCAGCGTCTCCGCATTGCCTGCGGTCTTCTTCGCGCTCTCGGCGGCGGTCTGAGCGGCATTGGCCGCGTCCTTGGCCTGACCGGCAGTCGCGGTAGCACTCTTCGCAGCCGCATTGGCCGCATTGGCGGTATCCTGTGCCGTCTTCGCCGCGCCATTCGCCGTGTCAGCCGTACCTTGAGCCGTCTTCGCGGCGGCAGCGGCATTCTCGGCAGCCTTGCGGGCGTCGGTGGTCTTAGCCGCATTATCCGCGATATCCGACTTCGCCTGAGCGATTTCGTCGGCATTGCGCTCCACATCGGCATAGCCCATGTGGTTCCAAGCGGCACCATCCCACACCAGCGTGTCAATCACGCGATCAGACAATGGCACAAGGACGCTCGGTGAAGCGTTCGGGGCACCCGTCCAGTAGGTGTAGAAGTCGGCAAGCAAGGACGGAGAGTTGTTCTTCCCCCCCTGCCAGCGGGTCCAATACTTTTGGGTCTTGAGCCACAAGTCACCGACAATCAGATTGTCTTTCGGCTCGTCCGGCCCACGGAAAGTGTGGTTCTTCGAGTGGGCTTCGGCATACGCCTGAGCCGCCGACTCCTTAGCCTTCGAGATTTCCCCATTCGCGGTGGTCAGGTCGCTCTTGGTCTGCGCGATATCCTTCCGGGCCTGCGTCAGGTCGGTCTGCGCCTGAGCGAGCGACTTGGACGCCGCGTCAAGATTAGACTTGTTGGCTTGGATGTCCTTCTGCGCCTGCGTCAGCTTCGCCGTATTATCCTTCAACGCCGTCTGATTGTCAGCCAGGTCTTTTTGGATCTGTTTGACCTCTTCAGGCGAGACGGCGGACGCCACGGTCACCGAAGCGATGGCGGACCAGTCGGAGCGATTGCCCGCATGATCGACGGAGCGCAAGGCATAGCTATGCTGTGAGCCGCCCGTCAAACCGGTGATGACATAAGCGCCCTGCCCCGACTGGGTGGCGCTGATGACCTGCATTCCAGCCGCATTGACGCCCTCCCCAACCTCGATATGGTCGAAGTCAGGCTCCATCCGCGCGCCGGCAGCGGTCTTGCCGTCCCAGTGGACGGTGACCACGCCTAGCTTGGATGAGACTGTCGGCTTGGAGGGCACTGAGCACGGCGTCGTATCGGATTCGACGGTGGCCACGAAGATGCTCGACCACTCACCAAGCTTGTCCGAATACGTCGGCACAGCCCTGACGCGCACCTCAATTTGTGTGCCACAGTCAAGGCCGCCGAAGCCGAGCTGCGTCTTGTCCGTCGTGCCTGCCGAATGCCACGGAACGCCATCCTTATGCTGTTTCCATTCGACGGCATAATTCGAGATTTCGATAGCAGTGTTGTCGGTCGCTTCGGTCACGGCGGACCACATGGCGGCAGCCAGACCATGCGCGAAACCGTCCGAGCCAATGTAGGCGTCGGTCTGCACGATGAGACCCTGCGGCGCTTTCGGCACGCGATGGTCATGGTCAGTGGAGACGGTGGTTCCGCTCTCACTGCCAGCCAATGCCGCGCCACCGGTGATGCCCTTGATTTTCTTCGCCTGACGCACGGAAGCGTCATATTTGATGTCGTTCAGGGCGATTGAAGCGCTTAATCCCTCATTCTGGCGCATGCTCAGGTCGATTTCCTGCACGCGCACCTTCTCGCCGTGAGCCACGGTGGGGGCGGTGATCCAGTCACCGGCGCGATAGTCGATGAGCGGCAGATTATCCACATTCGCGGTCACCAGATCGCGCGTGTACTGACCACGCACACGAGCCGCATCATCAAGCGTGGACTGCATGAATGCCTGGGCAGTGTCCTTATCTGACACGCCGCCCTGCGAGCTGTAGGACTCCCACTTGCCCCAAGGCGTCGGTGCAGCCGGATTATCCATGCGGAAGAGCAGATTATTGTCACCTTCGACAAGGATAGTGCTGGCCAGATCCGCGATGGATTCCTCAAATGGGGCTTCGCTGATGTCACGCGCGAGCTGGAGCGCGACACTCTTGCTCAAATCGCGGCTCAAGGCGGTGCTGTCGGCATTCCACAGCTTGAGCGTCCTGCCGGACGTGCGCCAGTCGCAGCCGCCACCATTGACAAGAGCGCTCAGGATGGTCTGCAAATCGGTACCGAGTGAATAGTACAGAGTGTACTTTTTTGCCCAATTACTGCCAGCCGCGTCCTTGGCCGTGTCGAAGCCCAAGGTCAGACCAGTGGCCACGCCACCACGCTGACGGTTTTCGTCAAGCAGCGTCTTGAGAATCGTGCCCGGATTGGAAGAATAAAATGGCCTTTTGCCCTTGTTATCGCCATCGGCGATGAGGTGCGACGAATCATTGTTTTCGGCCTTGGACAGCAGCCAGCCAATCGACTGACCACTATAAGTAATGGTCTTGGTGCGATCATCGGTCTTGCCAGAGCGCCCGGTAATCACAAATCGCGCATTATCTGGCTCCTTGAAGCCGTTGCCGTCCGATACCTCCACGGCCACTTCGAGGCCGTCCGTAAGCTCGCGGTCGAAAGCCTGAGCGTCACCGGACAGCAGCGAGTATTCGATGCTGATTGCGCCGTCATCATTGTGGAGCATCGAGGCGCTGAAGCTCACCGGCTCGGCCAGCACACCGATACGCTCACCGAATGGACGATAGGCCACGAGACGCGCATGCAGAGACTTTGCCATGAATCACTCCCAGGATTGCAAAAACCGGCAGACCACCTTGTCGGTGCTGCCGGTCTGTTTGATTGTGAGGCGATAATCGCCGGACGAAATGTCAGGCCACACTTGCAGTGGCTCCGTGGTCCAGTCGACGCCGGACGTCACATCCGTGCCGCCTGACCATGCGTCGGCGTTGGCCGCCGTCCACGCCTTGCGATTGGCTGCATCGACGAAAAGGTAAGGTCGTGAGGCGTCGCGTTTGCCGCTCCACATTAGATTCGTGCCACTCACCGGATCTGAAATGGTCACACCAGTGACAGCACCGAAACGCAATACCAGCGTGCCGATTGGCGCATTGGATAGCCAGCACTCCGGCACTGTGTCGAAAAGCTGCGAGGCGGAAGCGTTCGGCAATCCAGCCCACCGTGTCCAATAACCCTTGTTGCTGGGCTTATCGACACTACCGGCCATGAGACGCCCGCCAGTCGCGTCCAAGGTGCGCTCCTGCCACTGCTCCCCCTGCCAATAAACGTCAGGCAATTGGAATACGGCGGTGGCCGCGCGGTGGTCATCCCACGGAATCTCGTCACCGTCCGGCTGACATGACGTGCACACCGCGCTGGCGGTCATGCGCCGAGTCCAACCGGACACCGTGTCACGCTCCACGCGCGTCAGCTTGGAAGCCAAACGGCACAAGCGGTAGAAGCGGTGCATCAGAGCATCCGCGTCTACGCCGTCGGTGATGAATTTGAGCGTGATTTCCGGCGCATCGAAAGCCACCGGACCGGGTGGAAGCATCACACCACTCCGACCATTCACCGTGACGGAATTAATACGAGGGCTGATGCTCGTGAAATGGGTGGTGCCGACTATCAGACTCGAATGCTCACCGTTCAGCTGCTGGCCGTTGATGAGATAATCCGTGAGAATCATTGCGCCACCCTTTTCGCTTGTGTGTCACCATTGCGGCATTGCCGCCGTCTGCAACTTCTGCTGCGTGCTGATCGACGTGGGAGCGATCGCCGGATAATTGAATGTCTGCTGGACATACGTGGTCGAACCACCGCCATTGCTGACATTCGCGCGCCCGGTCTTCGACGCATCCACGTCAAAACCGCCGTTAATCTGCGCATTCATGCCGTTCACGGTGCGCTGCACGTCCTTCCAACCAGCCTTGAGACTCTTGTCAAAGCCCTGCATGATCGCCAAGCCAGCAGGCTTAAGCATCACCTTGTCGTAACTGAGCGGACCCTTATGCCTGACAATCCAGCCACCGATACCGCTCACAAAGCTTGCGACCGGACCGAATGCCGACATCAAGCCCCTCAGCAAGCCACTAAGAATGGCCTTGCCAGCACTGATGAGCCAAGAACCGGCACCGGAGAAGAAGCCGGAGATGTGCCCTCTGATGCTTCCGAGAAAACCACCAAGGACATTCATGGCGCTTGTGATGCCGGAAATCAGTCCGCCGATGATTGACGCGCCGGCAGTCAAAAGCCATGTGGCAGCACCGGAAAAGATGCCCATAATCGCGCTCCCGATGCCACCAATAATGCCAAGCACCGTTTCCACGGCACCCTTAACAATCTGTTTGAATCCCTCAAACGCCTGCCGCCAATCTCCAGAAATGAGACTGGAGACAACATTGATGACGCCTTGAATGAAGGTCATCACACCTTGAAGGATGAGCTGGATGGAATTAATGACGCCTTGGATGAAAGGCGTCATTACCTGAATCGTCGGGAAAAGCGTGTTTTGGATGAATCCGACGATCGCGGAGATTACCACCGACACGATTGGAGCAAGCCCCTGCACGACTGAGGCAATGCCAGTCAACGCACTGGTCACAATGGGAGCCAATTGCTGAATCAATGGAACAACAACAGTCGAGACCAGATTGACAACCAGACTGCTGATCTGCGAAATAATCGGCGTCAGCGACTGTATCGCGGACGTGATGGCAGTCAGCACGACGGTCACTACTGGCGCGAGTCCCTGGATAATCGGGACCAATGCCTGCACCACCGTGGTCACCACGGTCAAGATGCCTTGAATGGCCGGAACCATAGCTCCTATCAGCGTCGAGATTATCGGCGTCAGAAGCGGAATGATTCGAGCAAGCACCGGAATCAGAGCCTGAGACAACTGATTGAAAGCCGTCATGAGCGTCTGAATCGACGGCTGAAGCATTTGGAATGCCTGCTGCAAGCTGACGAAGACATTCTTGAGCATCGTGCCGAATTCGCTGCGGAGCTGAGGGCTCGTGGCGATCAATCCGGCCAGAGCGCCAATCACCAAAGTGATAGGCCCGCCGAGACCACCGAGCACTTTGCCCAAACTGCCAAACATGCTGCCGATGATCGGCACGCCACTCAATCCGCTCAACGCGCCACCAAGACCAGCCGCACCCAGCAAGCCGGTCACAGCGGCGATAGGACCGGACAGTGAGCCAAGACTCTTGGCAAAACCACTGAAATCAAGCTTGCTGATCTTGTCGGCGATACCACCGAACACTTTTTCAAGCGGCGGGCCGATCTTCTCGGCCAGTGCGGCCACCTTGTCGAAAAACGCGGTGATGAGCGGTTCGACGGCCTGCACCATCTTGATGACCGCGCCGCCGACACCACCGAAAGCCGCGATCAGATCATTGCCGACCGAAGTCTTCAATCCAGCGATTTCATGCTGTAGGATGGTCATCTTGCCCTGCGGCGTGTCCGCCAGGGCCTTGTTGATGCCGCCGAAATTCGCTTCCAGGACCTTCGCGGCCATCGCGGCCTTCTCGGACGCGCTACCCTCCTGAAGGACCTTCTTCTGCGCGTCCGTCATGGTCACGCCATATTTGCTCAGCGCGGTTGCGCTGCCGGTCATGACCTTGCCGAGCAGATTCGCGATCTGCACGCCATCCTGCGCCGTCGCGTTATAACCCTTATTGTTGGCGATCATGTCGGCCAACGCCGGCGTCAAAGTCTTGACCTGATCCGCCGTCAGCGCGAAAGTACCCAACTGCGCCTGAGCGGCCTTCAATGTGCCACCGGATATGACGCCGGTCTGTCCAAGCGTCTTATTCAGGCTGAGCAGCGACTTCTGCTCCTCATCCGTCCAATTGTTGTTTTTGGCGACCTGCTGGAATTTCGCGGTCACCTCACCGGCCTTGAGGGCCGCATCCACGGCCTGCTTGCCGAAATTCACCAGATATCCGCCAGCGGCGGCAGCGGCGCCGGACACGACGGTGGCCATGCCCTTAGCCGCCTTGCCGATGCCGGACACCGCCTTCGAAGCGAACCCGGAAGCCTTGCTCAAACCCGCATGCAACGCATTACCGGCCTTCGCGGCCGCATTACGCGCACCCTCCGGCAAAGCATTCCAAGCAGCTGAAAACTTGCTTTTGATGTTGGACGTGGCCTCGCCAGCCGTCGAACTGATCTTCTGCACCGCCGCGTTCACGCCCGGAATCTTGCCGACAATCTGCTGGGCGGTTGACGTGAAGCCGGAAGCCATACGGCTGAACGCGTTCTTCGACTTGTCCGCTTCGGACGCCAATTGCGTCTCAAGATCCTTGAGCCGTCCTTGCGCCGTCTTGAGGTTGTCGGACGCCGCCTTGAGATTGTCGGCGGCCGCTTTTTGCTTGATCTGCGCCTGCTCCAGTTTGATGGCCGCAGCCTGAGCCTGAGTCGAATCAGCCCCATATTTCTGTGTGGCGGCGTTCAGTTTCTCCTGTGCGGCCTGCACCTGCACGGACGCGGCCTTGAATTTCAGCAAGGCGTCAGTGTTCTTCTGCGATGCTTGGGCCACGTCCTTTTTGAAGGACTTCAAAGCTTCGGAATTCAATTCGGCGGCGCCACTATTGAAACCGGACTTGAAAGCGCTGCCGACCTTCTTGCCCTGCTGCGCTCCATTGAAGCCCTTGCCAAAGGCCGTCTTCATGTCGCCGACGGCCTTACCGGTCTCCTTGGCCACGTTCTGGCGGAAGCCATTCATCTGCGGGAAAATGCTCACATGCGCGGAACCCAGCTCGCTACCGCCAGCCATGACAGCCTCCTCTATTCACTTTTTTTGAAGCCGAAGATGCTGCTCATCGACTCCAACGCCTCACGACGCTCCTCATCGGTCACCTCGACATGCTTCTTCCCCGCCTTTTCCGGCGCGAGATCGCCCAGAATCGACGTGCCACCAGCCTGAATCGCGGTGATGATAGCCGCCGCATCCATCGGCAGCACCATATGCACCGCAGCCATACCCGTGTAACTGCTCGGGTCAGCCGAGAGATTTTCCCACAATGCGATCGCGTCGCAGTAGCGGAGTCTGCCGCCTAAATCGGCCTGCAGACTCCACCCGCGAGCCGCGAAATCAGCCCTTATTCGGTTGCCGTCTTCTCCTCGGAGGAGCTGGCAGAAGCCGACGATTTTCCCAAATCAGCGCCCTGAATCTTGGAAATGATTTCGCCGTAATCGGCGAGGATGTTCATGGGCACCATGACCGGCTCCTTCGCCAACTGCCGCGCCGCATCCTCACCGGCGAAAGCCGTCAGCATGTCCTTGAGCGCCTGAATCTGCTCGGTGTCGGACTGCAGATTCGACAGACGTGCGAAATCATCAATCGACAGTGCGAGAGGTAGTTTGTAAATGTGGCCGTGCGGTGCCAGAAACCATACGGAGCCGTCCTTGATGAGGTGCTTCACCTTCATCCGCTCGGACGACGCTTCAAGCGCCTTCTCCTCGTCCTCCTGAGTCCATGCGTCGAAATCGGCGGCGGAGGGCATCACGTTCTTGGTCATTTCTTCCTTCTTTCAAACGACTATGAAAAATTCCTTTACTCCACTGGATGAAGAGGAAGAATCCCAGCACATGCGAAGAAAGGAAGAAAGAAACACATGCTGGGAAGAGTTGAATCAGTCAGCCACCGGCTGAGACTCGGAATCATCAGCCTGATGATCGGTGGCGTGAGACCCGGACGAAACAGTCGGAGTCACGAAGGACTCCAAATACTTGCTGTTGCCGGAATCGCAGACGTCATCCTGAATCCATTCGATGGTCCAAGCGTCACCGGTGTTCTTGCCGGAGGTCTCCTGCCCCTGCTCGTTGCCGGTCAGATTCACGACACCCAGACGGCGGCGGTGCGTGCCGTTTTTAAAAACGGTCTCCTTGTAGCAGAACCACTTGCCATCCTGAATCACATCGGTCACGTGATACACGCCACTGGAGTCCGGCGTGCCGATCGTCATCTTGCGTGTGATGTCGTTATCCTCGGCCACGGTGAACTGCTCGGTCAGCGACGCCTTGCCGTTGATCGAATAGCCTGGCTGGTGGAATTTGATCGCATCATCGGCGTCACGGCTGTCCTGCGGGGCACCATCCTCGGTGATAAGGCCGACGAAGCCACCCTTGCTGAAAATCTTGTCCAAGCCGGTCTTCACGTCGGCCACGGTCGGCGCGATGAGATCGGCGGTCAGCTTCTGAGTCGCGTCATAGGGTGCGAAACGGTAGGCGCTTGTCACCACGATCTTCGCGGCGCTCAGGTCATTGCCTGCTGCATCAGCTGCCATATTTTGTCCTTTCAAACAAAAAGGCGCTGAAACAAACGTTTCAACGCCTAAAAATTAAGAATTATTGAATTATTGGAATTCCAATAGCGGAGAATTCGACAGTCAGATAGCATCTGGCGATGTTCGCGTCCTCGGCCACGAAATACGGACCATTGCACCCGTCCTCCTCGACTGCCGCGATCGGCGAACCATCAAGCGAGCAAATCTCAGGGTCGGTGAGCAGGCCGTAGATTTTCGCCGCCAGATCACGACAATCACCTGGAAGAGTGCGACTGCCATAACGCACGGTGATACCAATGCTGCGGTCGAAAAGTACGCGATTGGACTGGCTGCCGCCATCGTCACGCACGACCACGAGAGGATAGGAGCCGTCGTAATCGTCCGGCTCTCGAATGTGCACGAGAATCTTGCCGTAGGAGGGCTTCAGCTTGCCACGGAGGTAAGCGCACAGCCATGCTTCGAGGTCTGGTGGTAGCACTGCCGTCATGACTTGCCAGCCTTGAGCGCCTTGCGGAGGTTGCCGGTCCGCGATTCCACGAGCAGGGTTTTCGGATCGGTGCCGACCACCATGCAGGTGGTGCGGTGCGCATGCTTGACCTCCTCGATCTGGAGGCCGTCACGGTATGCGCCGGTGTCCACTGGAGCGTGAGCCTTCGCATATTCCAAGGTCTTTTCGGCCGCCCTGCGGGTCATGGCCTTGACGCCAGCCGAATTCATCAGCTCATCGAAATAGCGATCGTTGAATTTGACCATCACACCCAAGACCATCACCCCCTGTACTCGGATAGTGGAATCTCAATCGTCGGCCGCCAGCCCGTGAAAGCATTCACGTCACGACTCGGATAGCCGGATACCTCCCAACACCTGCCGTCATCCGGCATGGCCCTGATGCGGTCGCCGGGCATGATATCGAGTGACGGGTCGGTCGAGGTGAGGTAAGCCGTGCTCGTGGTCTCCTCACGCAAGGCGTCAGGAGACCTCATGCTGCTGGAGCTGGAAAGCGAGCCATTGAATTCCAGCACGTCCGGGTGGTCCCAATCCTCACCAGTCAACTCGCCCGAATACCGGTCCATGACCTTCTTCGCACGCAAACGCCGCCACTTGGTCGCGCCAGACATGTTGAAGGACGTACCACCGCCGAGATAATCCAATGCGGAAGTCACGGCTTCACCCCCCACGTCAAGCGGTAGGGCTGCAGCGTGCGCTTCTCGGACTCGAAAAGCGCCACATTAGGCACACCACCATCGGAGCCGGAGCGATAGGTGACGCTGCTGCCATTCGTGGATTGAGCTGACACCGTGCCGGGAACCTGCATCACACGAGACGCGATGTCCAGCAGAATCATCTGCACTTCCGGCACATCCTCCAAATCCCAACCATCGGTAATGGTCGCTTCCACACTCCCCGGCAGATCGGGAAAGGTGGCGCCATTGACCAGCACAAGGCTCCCGGCCTCGCTGTACCGCGCATCCTGCACGTGTTCCACGCCATCAAGCTTGAGACTCGAAAGCGCGGTCACATGCTTGGATGGCAAGAGCAGCGAATCACCGCCGTGACCATCCAAGCGAATCGTACGAGTGACGGAAGGCGCGACATGCCAGCCGCAATACCGGCGAATCGCAGTCTGAGCGGCATGCATCTTGAAACCGGCATCGACTTGGAAAGAGTCGGCGCTTGGAATCAGATCACCAATCACGGCAGTCATGCCGCACCCCCAATCACTTACTTGGCTGCCATCAGGCCAGCGGCCACCAGAGAATCGACAAGAGCATCGAATTCCTGCTTGGTCGGCGCATCGCCTGCGGCCTTGGACACATTCTTCGCCACCGGAAGAGAGGCGGCACCGCCGATAGTGACCGGCTTGCCCTTGGCATCAAGCGCCACAAGCTCCGCCACATCCTGCGTCTTGTCGATGTTCGCCTCTTTCGGGGTGACGAAGCGCACATACTTCTGCGTCATGATCAGGCCGCCTTACCGAGAGTGACCTTCACAAAGGCCTTCGGATACTTGACTTGCAGGCCGACACGCTCGCTAATGCGGCAGGTCTGCTTGAAGTGCAGGAAATCATCAGCATTCGAGTCGGTCATCTTCACGACCAGACCACCCTTGCGCAAAAGCTCGGCGCTCTTGAAGGCACCGACCAGCGCGGTGCCCTCGGCAATGGCGGCGGTAGCGATTGCGGGGACATTCCACAAAGTGGAACCGTTAGTCAGGTTGAGGTAAGAGCCTTCCGCGTTCTTGGCGATGGTCAGCTTCCAGAAATCGACCGGATTAAGGACGAATGCGTCAGCCTGATAATTGGTTTTCAGCGTGATGTACAGCTTGGCCTTGGACAGACGGTCGGCGTCCGACAGCTCATCCTGGCCCATCGTCTGAATCTCACGATTGAAAAGACCCTTCAGATTATTACCAGTGCCATCACCGGACAGGAGTTGGTTTTCCTCCGCCAGCTTCAGGTCATACTGCGCGTTGTTGTTGATTTCCGACACAATCCAGTTGAGATCGTCCATCATGTTGTCGCTGATGGCGAAGAAGCTGGCGACGGTGCTGATCTTGTCCTGCTTCCACACAGGTTCCTTCCAATGGACCTGCGGGGCTACTCCGGTTTCGGCGACGGTGGAGGCGTTGCCTTCAAGCTCGCTGAATTCCGGGTATTCGATCAGGTTGCCGCTGACGGCACCGGAAGCGAAGAGGTCGGCCACGACCAGCGGACGCTGATACGGTCGAGCAGGCTGAGTGTCGATCTGCGTCAGATACGGGGCATAGCCTTCGGACGGCGCGCCTTCCACGTGAGTATCATCCGCTGCCTTGTATTCGACCTCGAAGTTGCGTGCGATGGCAGACTTCACGTCAAGGCCAGCATTCTGCATGGACTTGACGTAATAATCACCGATACTCTTGGCGTGGATGGCGTCGGAGCCACCAACATGCTGCACGCCGGTCTTGGCGTTGAGCTGGCCGATCTGCGCGAGCAGATCATCGGACTGCTTCATGCCGTCCAGCTGACGGTCGATGCCCTCGACCTCGGCCAGCGCGCTCTTCACAAATGCGATGGTATCGCCATCAGCCTTGCCAGCGGCCAGCAGACCCTGCTTTTCTTCGAGCTGCTTGACAAGCGCGGCTCGCTTTTCCTTGAGAGATGCCATTACGGTCACTCCCCTTTCCGCCCAACTTGGGCAATCTTGATTGCGAGTTGCAACGCTTCCGCTTCGGAAAAACCGTCCGGCTCCTCGGACTTGGCCCCATCGGGCTCCTCGTTCTTGGCTGCACCGGCATCCGATGCCTTCGCATCGTCACTCTGGTCATTGTCATTGTTGTTGTCGGACTGAGTGGTGTTCTCAGCCACGAAATCCTTGAGTTTCTTCGCCTGACCGGTCAGGTCATCGGCGATCTGCGAGAGAATGCCAAGATTCTTCTGTGAGAGGGTGCATCCGGTCTTCAACCGGCGCAGCGCGTCCTTCACGTCCACGATGCCCGTATCCTGATTCGCGCCGACAGGCACGAAGGACGCCTCATACACCCTCAGCTCACGCAATTCGTTGGCTTTGGTGCCGTCATCGAGCTCCACCTCGCCCTCGTCCATCACGTCGAACGCGAAGGACAATTGACTGAGACGCTTTTCCTTGATCAGGTGGTAGACCTGCGCGGCCTTCGGCGAGTCCATGTCGAAATGGCCTTTGATCCACCAGCCGTGATCGTCCTCGCCCATCGAATCGACGCCGCCGATGTTGTAATCGGGGTCATCCATACGATGCCCATACAACACGGGCAGCGTGTTGCCGCTGTCCTGCCATTCCTTGATGGTCTTGTCGAATGCGCCCTTTGCCACCACGTCACCGTAGCAGTCTGGTTCGCGGGTGAAAGTGGAAGGGTAGGCGATGAATTCGCCATCCTTGAGTGCCGAGTCCTCGCCATCGGCCTTGAATCGGCACTCGAAATCCTTAAAGTGCATCATGCACCTCCTTGAAATGCGTTCGCATGTCCTCCGTCTCCTGCAATGCCCTCACACCGGCATCGAACTGCCCCAGGCCGGCTTTGATGTTCAGGTCGGCCTGCAGTTCGTTCTGCCATTTGAGCCATTTGATGTCATCGACTCCCATGCCGGCGCCAAACCGTGATCTGACGCTCTTTTCCAATCGGTCACGCCACATGCCGACGATGGCCGCTGTTTTCTCGTCATCATCCGATTCGATGGCCGACCCATCGGCTGGACGTGACGGGTCCCCGCCATCCTGCGGGCTTGACTGGCCGCCCTTGGTGACATTGAGCGGCACCACCAGTTCGTCACCGCCCTCGACGCGCGGCAGATTCTGGCTGGCGCGCGCCTCGTTCGGCGTAATCCACGGAGCGCCGACCGAAGTGCTCATCACACTGGCCTGCTCCTCGAAATCGCCGGAAAGCTTGCTGCGGATGTCGAATTCGATGTAATTCGCGTCCGGCGCACCTACCTTCGGAGCGAGGAACGTGTTTATCCTGTCCTCGATCATGCGCATGGTCGGCCCCAGCGTCTCGGAGTACAGCATCTTGCGGAATTCCTTGGTGTTCGAGAAATTCGCGTTGTCCAGGATGCCGACCATGACCGGACTGACGTGGTAGACGCTTGCGACGGTGGACAGCGACAGCTTCGTGACCTCGCTGAATTCCTCCTCACGAGCATTGAAGCCCAAACGCTTCAATTCCATGCCATCCTCAAGCAGTGGCGTGGCACCGGCCTGAGCACCCTTGTCGGTGAATTCCTTCCACCCGCGCTTGAAACGCTCGCGATCGGCGTCATTCCATTCCGGCGCATCCTTCGGACGCACCAGCACGCTGCCGATACGGCCGCCGCGCTTCCACACCTGAGTGCGATACGACCATGCCTGAATCTGCTCGTTGATGATGTCCTTCAAGGCACGCACCGGAGTCACGCCCTGTGTCGGGTCATCAGGGTTCCATCCATGGAAAACGAGCATGTCATCAGCAGGCACATCGTAATATGACGTGCCCAGATTCGGGTAAACGCGATAGTAGGCGGGCTGGAAAACGCTGCCATCAAGCTTCGCCTGCACCCAGCATGGCGGAATCGGCTGAATCTGCCAACTGCCGAACCTGTCCACGTCCCGATCAGGCGTCTGCATGACAACCCAGTAAGCGTTATCGTAAAGCGCCAAGTCAGCCACAAGCTGCCTAAGCAATTCATAGCCGGTCATCGTGCCGTTCGGCTGCTTCAGCAGATTTATCAGCACATCATCGGTCACACGCTGCCTGTCGGTGTCGCTGACACGCTCGAATTCCTTCAATCCGACCTGAGCGACATTCCGCGCCAGAAAAGTAATCACGGTACGCAAATGCGGTTGCGTCTTGAAAAGCTCGGCCTCAGTCTGGCCCTGAATCATGGCCATCTGGTCGGACAAATCAAAGGAAATGCTGTAGCGCGGCTGGAAAACGTTCCTCAAGGCGCTCCAAAGGCCCATAAGGCACCTCCAATCGCTTCAAAAAAGTCAAAGAATCATCAATTCATGCCCCGAATAGGCGGAAGCCTTCACCGGCTCAGCATCCACAGCCTGCATGGTCTCCAAGGCGTACAATGCTTCCGATTCGGCGATAAGGCCGCTGATCTGCAAAGCACTCTTAGCGCGATCCCACACCTCGACCTCACCGAGACGCCTTGTCACGGCCACGCTCACCTGCTGTTCGATGGCGGGCTGCGGCAGGTGCCGGAGCTTGCCTTCGCGCACGCGGTCGAGGAAGCGGCCGCAGCACGCGCCAAGGCGGAAACCCTCGATAAGGTGGACGTTCCAGCCTTTTTCGGTCAAGGGGTCGATGAAATCGACGGCCGGACAGCCCTTCGACTGCACGGCGATCTCGCAAATCGACGGCCAGCTCTCACGCAATAGGTCAAGAAAGTGCGGCACCCACAGCATGCCGTCACGACGCGCGATAAGCTCCACATGAGGCAGGCCATCGGCGCGCAGGCCAGCGGCGGCCACATACGTGGTCTGGCGGTCGGCGCTGGTATCGACGGCCAAGACAACGCGATTATCAGCCGGAATGCAGGACGCATTATCTGTGCCATGCGCCCACAGCTTCGGGTTGATGTAGGGCACGATGTCGGCGGTCACCCACTGGCACAGGACCTCTGTGCGGAATGCGGCCTCGGTCATGCCATCAATATCGCTTCGGACACTGGCCACGGTCATAGGGCCATAACCGAGCGACGGGTTAGCCTGGCGGATCGCGTCGGCATCATCCACCGGGCACTTATCAGGCGCGGACCACTCGAAATAGCCGAATGAGCCGTCCTGCTCGCCATTGGCGAAAGCCTCGGCGGCATCCACACCATCAGCGATGTACTTGTTCCAAGCGTCAACGAGTTTACGGCCCTTGTCCACCTGCTTGCGGAGAGCGACGCTGCGATAATCGCCAGCATTGCTGATGCCCCACAATTGCGAGCTCCACACGGCCTTCGTGGTCTGCGAGACGGCATTCCAGCCATCATCATTATGCTGCTCGCGCAGCTCGTCGAAAATCACACGGGCCGCGCTCTTCGCACGAATGTTCTTATCGGCACGGACAATGTATTTCGCCTTCGACTTCAGCACGATGGCTTCCTCGCCGTTCGTGTTCACGAACTTCTGCGTCATGCCCGCAAGCTCGGGCACAACAAGATCGGACTCCTCATCAGTCTCAGGACGCGGATTACACCACTCCTTGACTTGGGAATATGGGCCTTTGGCATTATCCAAGGTCTGCGCGGCACCAACCACCAGAAATTTCACGGGCGGCACCCTATCCGGGTGCTTATTCGAGTCCACAAACAGCCACCATGCGGCAAGCACACCCATCAGCGTGGTCTTGCCATTCTGACGGGCCACAAGCACAATCACCTTGCGGAAGCGATAGCTGCCATCCTCAAGCAATTCCAGCGCATGGACCAGCAGCCAGCACTGCCAAGGATAAAGATGCACATGAAGCATAATCTCCGCGAAGGCAATCACCGCGAAACCATTGCTGGTGGTCTTATCAAGCTCTCTAAGCGGCGGCGTGAAGATCCGCGGCAACGTAACACCATGCAGGTCATCATCGATGGCACCGAAAACACTCAAATCTTCCGACGCCATCGAACGCCTCCTAGCCGAAACGCTTCATGAAATCTTCCATCTGCACAACCTTGTCGCTCTTACGCGCCTCCGGCTTCGATTCAACCTTCGGCTTCGCAGGACGACCAACCTTAGCCGGAGCATCCACCGTCAAACCAAGCGACTGACAATATTTGAGGAACGTCGGCAGCGAAACGTTGTCGAGCTTGCCGTTCTCATCGACAAAACCGGAGAACGTCAGATAATCGATACGCTCAGCCAACACGCGAGCCGCAGCGACAACAGCAGAATTCACAGCCTTGAGGTCAGCGTTCTTCAACGAACGCTCCAACGCCTCCGCCACATTCCGACTCGGAAACTTCGCACTCATCGAAAACACCCCCTAATCTGCCATCGCGCGCGACCCGCCAACAATTTCACTCGTCGGGGAGAGGAAGACCAACCACGCGGGACGTGGGTCGGTTCGGGGTGGTTTTCAGGATTTCACCGCCCCCTACCCCGTCGGGGTTGGTTTCGAATGCTGTTGTGAATGCTTTGATTGCGTTTGTGAATCGTGTGATGAGTTCGTCTGTGCTTGGTGGCTTGGGCGTGATGAGTGTGGTGTATGCGTCACCGACCATGAAGGTGTTGACCTCGTTGTGGGTGACGTTGATCGGGATGTTGACGGTGAATGAGCTGATTGGGAATGTCTTGTCGCTGATTGTGGCGGTGAGCTCTAGTGTGACTGGCTGCTGTGGCATCATTGCCTCCTTGCTCATGCTGTCTTAATCCATTGTCTTGAGAGTGTGCCGATTGGTGCTGGCGGGTCTTGGTTTCCGCGCAGCCGGTTGCAGCTGGTGTGGCTTGGTTTGAAGCCTGCCGGGTCGAATTGGAGTTCGGGATGCTTGCTGACGGGGAACATGTGGTCGAGGTTGAAGCTGTCATCGGTGGTGTTCTTCGTGGCCGCATAGTCGATTGGCATTCCGCATAGCCAGCAGACTGCATGCTGTGCCTTGCATTGTGTGAAGAATGCGGCCTTGTCTTTTTCGAATTGGCGGCTGGTCTTGCGGATTCTTCCTGGCATTGATTCACCGCCTTTGGTGCTTCGGGCTGGAGTCGAACCAGCGCGTGGTGTGGGATGCACTGTCTTTATCATCACGGGCATTCGATTTAAAGAAGTAGGAAGCCATGGCCGGTAAGGTATCCGTCCTCTGGTATCTGTGCTATCCCTTGTGCTCTGCCGCTGAGCTACCGAAGCGATATGAATAATGGCCCAGCTATCATTATGCTGGGCCATTCATTCTACGAACATACGACAGTATAGCATTTCAACGGTGACAGTCAAGCAAGGCGGCGAGTTCTCCTAGGTTGAACACGTACTGTCGCTTGGTGTTTGTCGGCGTGGCGTGGGTGAGTTTGCCTCGTCTGAGCCATTGGCTGATGAGGTTGCGGCTGATGGTCAGGCCGTAACGTTTCAGCTCCTTGGCTGCGTCGCTTGGCGTGCCGGTGAGCTGGATCTGCCATAGTCTCTGGTCTCTTGCCGCTTTGATGGCTGGTGCGGCCCATTCTTCGTGGCAGCCTTGGCAGGTGACTGATTCCGCTTCTGGCGTGCCGGTGAGGAGCGTATCGCAGTTTGGGCAGGTGCCGAGGATTATGAGCTCGTCTTCCGGAGTCAATGCTGCCTCGTTGCGTCGGCTGATGTGTTCCAGGCTGGTGTAATCATCTGCCGCAGTGGGCATGTCCAAAATGGTATGGCGATTGCTTAATATGGCGAGCCATGCTTTGCGCCAGCCGTATCCTGCGTATGCGGATCTGATTTTGCCTGCCTGTTCTGCGAGCCACGCTTCGGAATCGGTGATGAGGGCTTGCGCTCTCGTGTCGATTGGCATTGGCGCGTTGCCTTTGTTTGGCGTGTGGCCTGTGGGTCCGATGTGGGCCTGTTTGAGCATGATGCTTCGCAGGGCGGGCAGTTGGACGTGTCCAAGTTGGCGGATCATGGTCCAGTAGTCCGTGCGGCATGATGCGCAGAGCAGGTTCGCCGTCGCCGTTTTCATGGGCTTGTGGCAGTGCTGGCATTCGGTCAAAGTCGAGTCTCCTTGTCGTGCTGTTTGATGAGTGCGGCGATTTCGGCTTTGGGGACTTGTGGGATGAGTCTGGCGGTTTCTTCCAGGGTGATTCCGTCCTCATGCCATTTCAGGATCATTTCCTCAAGGATTTTCTTCATTTGGTGGCCTCCAGATATGGATTGTCGCTTGTGTGTGGCGGGAAGTCGCATTCCTGGTCTTTCCATCCGGCCGCGTAGCCTTCTCGCCATGCCTTGGCCATGCGTCGGTGGTATTCGGCGTCTGTGAGATGGTAGATGAGTTTGGGTTCTATCATTGTGTGTTCTGCTCCTTGTTGAGTCGTTCTGCGAGTTGGCAGGCTTGTTGGTCTGGTGTAGCGGTTTCCTTGTCGCGTCCGAGCGCTTCGAGCACGTGAGAGCATTTCCACGTGTGCACGTGGCGTTTCGAGGGTGGTATGCCGCTCATTTTGGCTCTGCGTTGGCACCAGCCCTTCCACAGGCGCGTCCAGTCGGCTATCGTGCGGTTTTCGCCATAATGTCGGCTTAAGAATGCGTTCCACGCGTCTGACAGGTCGAGATTCGGGTAATCGCGGATTATGGCGGCGTTGGCGTGGGCTTTCTCCCTGACCAGCTCGAAGTCGTTCAGCCCGATTTCTTTGGAGAAAGAAGAAGAATATTCTTCTTTCTCTTTCTTTTGGGTTCTGGTGTTCTGGTGTTCTGGTGTTTGTCCCGATGTCACACGCATGTCACGCTGTGACACTGCCGTGACACTGCCGTGACCACGTGACTTACTCTTGCGTTCCTTCGCATCGGCGCGGGCATGCAATACCTGCTCCTTGGTGCGATTGTGCGCGGTGTAATCGTGGATCAGCCAGCCTTCATCGACCTCCTCGAACATGCCTTCGTCCACGAGAGCCTGCACCTGTTCCGGTGTGGCTCCGATGTTCGACAGCAAGGCGCGGCGTGATATGAAGCCGTCCGTGAGCCTGTCGCCGCACAGCGAGAGGGCCATGCAGAATATGCCAACGGAATCGGCGTGCCCCATGCGCACGAGGTCACGCACCTTGTCGTTGTCGTAGAAGCCGTTCACGAGCTGCACGTAGCCACGCCTAGCCATTGGTCGCGCCCTTGATCTTGAGGTTGCCGCTCATCAGTTCCGGCAGCAGCGCGTCACGCAATTCAGCGAGATACCGGTTCTCGTCGTTGTTGCAGATGTAGATGTTCTGCTTCCAGCCCGACATGATGAGCAGCAGCACGTCGCTGACGCGTTCCTTGCTGTTGTTCTCGAATCTGACCTCGTTCTTGTTTTTGCTGAATCTGATGTATTCGCCACGTGTCAGTTTCACCGGCTCCATGCCTTCGATGCTGTTCATGGCGGCTTCCATCTGATCGCAGATGGCGTTTCCTTCGTCCTGCATCTTCTTGACCTCGTCCACTCCGAGCATTCGAGCTGTGGTGGCATTGACGGTGAGCAGCAGGCCGTTGCGGCGTTCCGCCGTCCTGTTGATGTCTTCCACGATTTCGGCGAATGGACGGTGCGGTTTCGCTTCATCTATCGGCTTCGTCAGATAGCGTTTGGGTGTGAGGTTGCAGTCACCGTCCAATTCTTCGGGTGTGATGTGGCGCACCGTGTCCGTATCAGTGTTTTGGCTGATTTCGCGCACGATTTCGGCTACATTCGTGCCGGTGAAGATGTTGATTTCCTTGTGGTAGACGCGGTTTGTATGGCTTTTGCCGCCATGCTGTCCTCTCTGGTCGCGGGTTTCGCTCACACATTGGGTTCCCGCGTCAATGAGCGCTATGCCGCGCGTCTGACGGTTCTTCGCGAGCGTCAGGACGCAAACCGGTATGCTTGTGCTTTCGAACATTCTCGCCGGGCATGAGATGGCCGCTTCCACGAGGTTGTTGTCCACAAGCTGCCGCCTGATCTTTCCCTCGGCCTTGTCGGAGCTGAGAACGCCGTTCGGAAGGATGAAAGCGGCGCGGTCCGCTTCGGAAATGCCGGTAAGGACAAAAGCCATGTTCGCGTTATTCTCCGGTGGCAGGTCATAGCCGGCGTATTGCGGCCACATCGGCGCGAGGTCGGGCTGATTCCATCGCACGTTGTATGGCGGATTGCTGATCGTCCCATCACAGCGGAACGGCTCGCCGCCGCGTGTGATGTGTCCTTTGCAGACCGTCCACGTCTCCTTAGGTGGCTGTCCGCTGATCGCATCACCATTCACCACCACAGCGTCGATGCCGCGCATGGCGAGATTCACGACGAGGATTGGGGTTACCTCGCTGTCAAGCTCGATGCAGACGTATCGAGCTTGACAGCGAGGTAACCCGTGTCGGATGGTGAGGCTTCCGCTTCCGGCACAGAGGTCGAGGCATGTTCCAGTCCCGCCGACGAGCTCGGCGAGCAGGTCTCCGAGTGAGTCCGGCGTGTAATCCTGACCCATCTGGCCACGCTTGGCGAAATTGTATTGCCACACCTTCTGAAGCCAGTCGACGTCGAGATTGGGCAATGCTTCGCGAAGCGCGGTGATTGCCTTCTGATTGTCAGTCTCCATGATTCGTCGCAAGGCCGGTGACATGTCGGCGATGTCCTCCACTTCCAGCGCCTCGCAGACCATGCCGGTGATGTCAGTCAAATCAATCTGCTTGTTTTCCAATCTCATTCCTCCTCTCTTGTGATGCCGTTGTATTCCATCCAGATGGCCTCCTGACGTGGCGTGGTGCAGGGCAGGTCGGTGTAGTTGGTGTTCTTCCAGCCGCTTCCCACGTGTGGTTTCGCCATCGCGTCCAGGGCTTCGGCGATTTCCACCAAGTCGGGTGGCGGGTCGAGCGTCACCATGCCAAGCCATCCATGACCGCCCTGCTGAGCGGACACCAGGCGGTATCCGCAGTACGGGCAGGTGACGTAATATGTGCCGACGGTCTCGCCGCAGTGGGCGCATTCCACGTATCTGATCGTATTGCTCATTCGCTTACCGCCTTCCGTGCGATTTCGAGCATTTCCTTGGCCTGTCTGATATATTCCTCCTGGAAGCCGGGAATCTCACCGGCATAATTCCATGCGTCATCCTCGCCTTTCGCCGCGTAGCTATCGACGCCATCCCATTCGCAGCTGTTCCAGCAAAGCAGTTTCGCCACGGCCTCAATCTCAACGGCAGTTGGCGGCGCGGTACGTCCAGCCATGTACGCTGTACCGGCAAGCTCCCGAACCGTCTGAAAAGTCAAATCATCATCCATGCCACGCTCGTAAGCGTCGGCCTCGTCAAGCAGGATGCTCAATTCGTCCTCTTTCCGTTCGCTTTGACCATTGCCCACAGGATTTCGCTTGCGGGCCGTCGCCGGTATGACAGGTCGTTGTAGGACTGCACATAGTCGAGAATCAGTTTCGAGCCGGTCGAATCCGGTGTCAGAATCGCGTTCACACGCGGCGGCACCATCTTCCGCCACACAATCTCGTCGCACAATTCCTTCGTGCAGACGAGGAAGTTTGAATCACCGTAGAAGGTCAGGCCGTTGCCGCTCGTGAAGTCAGCCATGCATGACTTGACCTCGTAGAACTCGAAGCAGCCTTTTTCAACGCTTGCGGGCACCGGTTCGCCGTTGATGTTCCAGGGCTTGAAGCCAACGTAATCCACTCGCCGCTCGTCAGGCGTGTTCCGGTCGAAATTGACCTCACTCGCCCAAAAAGCGGTCTGATTCTTCAACCTCTTCTCGACCAGCTTGGACAGCATGGCGGTGGTCTCAGCCCT